GTCTAAAATATTTCTTCTGTCGCTTTTAATGTTATGTTCAATAGCTTCAATGTTAGCTTTTAAACCTATATACTTTTCGTTGAACTTTAAAATCTGCTCGTCATACTCTTTATTCTTATCACGAAGCATTTTTAAAAATCCGCTAATTATAGCCATTGCTATTGCGAAAATCCAACCAGCTATCAATTTTTCAGTTTCGTTCATACTATTGGAGTTATTGGTTTAGGGAAATATTCCGATAATGATAAACTAGTAATAAAACTTAATTCTGTTTGTAGCTCGTCAATATACCATAAACCTAAACAGTAGTAATACTCTTGTTCACTAATTACCCAATTATCGTTTAAATCTTGTATAGGATTGAAGTAGCAAACACCGTCATAAGTTTTACCTACCAAAATATTTTTTTGTTGTTCTGTTATTATTGCTATCATATCCTAAACATTTCTCGCTAAAGTTGTTTGCATATCTTGAACTAAATTGTAAAAAGCTAATGCTTCGGCATCTGTTAAACCATCACCTACCGACATAAAAGCATATTGTCTATTTGACCAAATAGTACCATCGTGAAATCTACCTAAATGAATATTACCAGAAGATAAACCAGAACTAGATTTAGTTATAGTAGCTACTAAGCTATTGTTTTTAAATAGTTTTTCAGTAGTTGAAGAAGTTCTATTTATTATCCTCATACCTGACGAACTACCATCTGTATAAGTAGAATAAGAGAAAGCCTGATTCACTTGGAAATAAGTAGTACCACCGTAATTGATAGCCATATCAGGTGAATAGTTTGAAGCATTTGAAGCGCAAACATCAAACACCGCACTTGAATTATTAGTCCTAGAATAAACTGAAACGTGTGTATTATTTAAAGAAAGAGCAGTACTAGGTTGTATATATGTTTCTGCATACCCATTCGTACCACCCAATAAAACACCATTAGAACTATGCGTCATTCCACCACTAAAAAGCAATCTATAAGCTGAGTTACTGTCTGCTGAATTAATAAAATTATACTTATGAGTTGAACTTGTTCCTCCCACAAATGGATAAACCGCCTTCATCTTAGTGTCTAAACCGTTAGATATTAACCCTAAATCAAACGTGTTTAAAGCACCTAGAATAGTCGCATCTGTTATACCTGTTGCAGTTGCAAAAGCGGTAGTTCTAGCGGTGTAGCCTAGTCCGAATCTATATGGATTTATAATCATACCGTTCTAGTTCCGATTAGTGTAATTTTTAAACCTTTTGCAGTTCCATCTCCTATTTGGTCTACATCAATAGTTATCTCTGAATCATCTGCTAAACTTGAATCTGATATTACAGGAGCAGTTACTGCGGTTGTACTTGTTTTCTCTGTGTTATCAATAGTAATCTTTGTAGAAATAACACTTGTACCGCCTTCGTTAATATCAACCGTAAAGATATTACCACTTGTTTGAGCGGTTGTTAAAGATGCTCTTACTCCTGTCAATGTCATAGCGTGTGGCATTCTAAAAGTTACTTTTCCAGTTCCAGCAGTTATAGCAGTTGTTTCATCTGAGCAAGCTAATTGAATAACTACGGGTATAGTAGATTGAGTTGCTAAAGTTCCCAATCCTGAAACATCCGCAGTAGTTATATTTGTACCACTCAAAATCATTCCTTTTGCATCGTACGTTACTTTAGTTGCAGTTGCTGGAGTGATTAAAGTATTTAGATTTGCTTTGTTATTTAATTGATTCTGTACGCTACTTGCTACACCATCTAAATAGCTTAATTCAGTAGCTGAAACTGTACCGATAGCAGTATCACTAGGTAGTGTAACAGTACCAGTAAATGTCGGACTAACTAAGGGTGCTTTGTTTGCTATGTCTGCTATTGCAGTAGCTTCTGAGCTTGTAATAAGTCTTGAACCCGTTACTTTGTCTACTTTATTATCTAAAGCGGTTTGTGTTGCAGTTGATATAGGTTTATTTAAATCGGACGTATTATCTACGTTGTTTAATCCCATATCTGCTTTACTAACATTTATATTAATTGTACTCATATTACAAAATTAGTTAAATTTTTAACATTATATTATTTTTATACTAGTATTTTAACAACAGAAAAATTTAAATCTGAAACTCTCACATCCGTTTGCTGACTATTTTTTACGAATAACTCTACATAATCGTTTGTAACTAAATCAATTTGATACTGAGTAGAACCAGGATGTTCCTGATTACTTGTAGAAGTTCTAATTGTCATTTCTGAGTTGGTTAATATACTTCCATTCTTTGCTATTCCTATACTAATATTTTGATTAGATGCACCAGCTCTAACCGCAGTATTTACACTAACTAAAAAAGAAGTATTAAAAGCTCCCGTATATGTTAGCCTATTATTTGAATGTGTAAATTTTGAATTATTTGAATCTGCGGTTGTTGTACCTAAAGCCTTAACCCAAGTATTTACGTTAGGCACTCCAATAGGCGTATCTGTCGTGTTGTTTACCATATAATAGAAACCTCTAGTACTTGTATTCGCTATTCCAACACAATTAGTAAATAGTGTTTTATTCGACGTTTGATTTACACCACTAATATAAGTACCACCACCTCCAAAATTGACAGTATCTAGAATGTACTTTTCATCTCCAATGGTTGCTGAACTTGAAACATTTATAGAGGATTCACCCGACAAAGTAACAAATGAAGAGTATATGATTCTGAATCGTCTTGAAACAGTTAATGTACTTGGTAAAATTATAGCAGTACCACCCGTTGAACAATCAAACAAACAGTTTCCGAATGCGATTGTTCCAATACTTCCGTTGAATGTCATTCCTGCAGAATTAAGAAAAGCACTATCTCCCATTACAAAGTTTGAATAGTCTTTAATCGTTCCAACCGTTGCGCAATTAACAAAGTTTATTCCGAACCAATCTAAAGCGGTAGTAACTCCATCACCATCTAAATTAAAAACTGTACCGTGTGTGAATGAAATATTTCTAATAGGTAGTGAATAATTAGAAGTAATTAAGGCAGTCGAACTACTTAAACCAGTAGATTTAATATAACAGTTTTCTGAAGATGAACCGAGTATAACGGTATTTTGACCACATACAATTCTATCACCAGTTAAATCTACTATTGCAGTAAAGAAATACGTTATACTATCAGCTAAAGTTATAACACCACCCGAAGGAGTTGGTAAATCAGATTTTTGATTAATAAATATTAAATTATCATCCGTTATTCCACCGCCAATACTTAACACTAAATTAGAATAGCTTATTTCTGTGTTCTTTTTACTGTTGTTAGTTTGGCGCACTAAAATAGTATCGTTATTCGCTAACGTAGTTAATTCATCGGTAAAAGCTAAAGGATTTACAAAGTTTTTCATCCTAATGTAGGTATTGAAATGGTTTCTTTAAATACACTATTCACATTAACTGTAAATGTTGTGTCAGGCAATATGTAAGTTTCACCACTAGAAGCTACATAGCTAAACGTATTGTCTGAGTTAATTATAATTACATCAGCACATAACTGCATTGATGAACTACTTTCAAAGTCGTACCCTTGTATCGGTAAATCACAAATGCTTTGAGAATCTCTAAGAGTAAATCCAATCGTTAAAATCCATCCAGCACATTCATCAGCTCCTTTATTTAGAAACTTGCTACAACTTGCACTATCAACACGTCCAAAATTATTCCATCTAGGTGATTTATTTATAACTTCATAGAAATCCCTAGCAATTTGCAAAGTATCACTTTCTACATCGTTTAAGTTACCACCTCTTTGATTTTTAAGGTATTTATCAGCGATAACTATTGTAATCTGTAAAGGAATAACATTTTTATTAAAGCTATTCCCTTGCACAAACGTACAACATAAAGGATATTGAACCTTTTTAACGTTTATAGCTTCGACAAAATCACCCCAATGATAATCGTTTATTTGTAAATGACTATCTGATATTGCTTTAAGCTCTTTATTTAACCTATTTAAAGAAGTATTCATCTAAACGATATATTAATTTTTGGTCTACCTCTGTCAGGTGCTATTCCTTCCGTTCCAAATGTCAAACAATCAAAGAAGGCATTAGGAGAACTAAAGTATTCATTATATTCGGGATACTTACCTGAGTTAAATTGTAGGTAATTAATCAATTTTAGTCGATAGTGTTCTAACTTCTTTCTGAAATTGTCTTGAATCCTATTAATCTCTGTTTCACTAGCACCTTTTAACCACTCGTCATTAGTAACTCCCGTTGCTTTGTTTCGTATTTGGTAAGTAGTTGTACTAACTGCTTCTAAATTGCATCCCATAGCTAAGACTGGAATAATATAACTATCCATTAGAAGGATTTCGTCTGCGTTTAAATCGTCTGCGTCAATACCTTCTAATAGTCTAGTGTATAATGATGTCCCTATAATTGGCTCGATTACCGTATCTTGTACAATTCTAATTGTAGGAGTTAAGATACTATCCTCTACGTTTCCATGTATTAAGGATAGTTCTTTTAGATTATATGCTGAAATTAAAAAAGCGTTACTCATATTATTTAATTATTACGTTTTGTTTCCAATAGTGGCGACAACTTGGAGTATTTTTATTTGTGTCAGGGTTGTGATACCATCCACCTCTATAATACCAAACATCACGACCTATTGCGCTACTGATATTATCTATTTCGCTTCTAGTGTAAACCTTATCCATACTTACCAATGTTTCGCAAAATGGTCTAGATTTACCACCTTTCACCAGGTCGGGAGCATCAGGTCTTTTTTCGTATGAATAAACTACTGATATACTTTCTCTCGTTGCAGTTTCTTTAAGTCCTTTGCTTGTAGGCTCACCACCATCTAAATAACCGCTATTCTGTAACTTTAGAATCTCTTTCGACACATCAATAGGCTTCATATTCAAAGCCTTTACAATTGCGTCATAGCTTTCACCATTCGATAACATCGTAATAATTCGACCTTGCACCTCTGTAACTTGTGCGAATGAATCCTTAAAGAAACTTTCTATAATATCATCATCCGAATTAAATTTAAACTCGTCAGAATGTAGTATTTTAACACCTTGCTTTTTTGTACCACAGTTTGTAAAATATTGTAGTACTTCATCCGTTGAAATTTCAGCACCGAATGTAGAAGGAACTGCACTAGGTATAACGTCCCCACCTTCAATAGGCGGTAATTTAGCCAATGCTCTAATTTCATTACTTGTTAAACTAGATAAAACTTTGTTAGCTACTAATGCAGACATACTATTTAAAGCCTTGCTAGTAGTATTTGTTTCGTCCACTTGTTGCTCTAAACTAATTCTATACTCATTATATTCAACTGTCCCAGTTATACCGTTTAATTGTTGTAAAACGTATGTAATTGAATCTGTAATATTTTTCTGTCTACGTTTTGCGTATGTTTCGTTAAATAAAGCGAAGTCTGATAATAGGTTAGCATCAAACATTGAATTATTCTGCATAACACTAAACAATTTAGGATTGATAACACTATGACTAATCATAATCTTCTGCATTAAACCTTCTTCAGTTGCTAAATATCTTTTATCTAAATCGTTACCGTTTACTTGTACAACACTTGGCGACCTATCCGTTCCATCTGAGAACACAACACCGATACCACCTTGCTTTCTTCTATCTGTTGCATTTAGTTTAAGAGCTGAAACGATTCTTTCTTCTTCTTCGTCTGAATCAGGGATACCATTATTAAGTGAAAGTATCGCACCACCTTTATAACCGTTATAAACCTCTGACAATCTAAAGAAATTTATCTCTATATCTGTTAAAATCGCATTAATACCACCACTATATGAAGGAATAGGATAGTAACCACTTGTTAATTTCTTACTTTCTAACTGAAATTGTCTAGATTTACCTTTAACATATAATATACATTCCGTTGTTTCACTCGTTCTATTGAAGAAACTTGTATATGTTTTAAATTTTGTCTTGTCATTTTGTCTAGAAGTACTCCAATCTTCACTATAATAGTAGATATTTTCCGCTTCGTTTGTTCTAATTAACTCGAATGGAACGTGTTCTAACATCCAGCTTTCGTTTAACTTATCGTATTTACAAAGAATGTAGTAACTATTTCCCACTTCTTGGTCTAATGCGTACATTTCTGCAAGTTCTTCGATAGTATATCTAGACCTTCCGTTCTTATTTATCTCGTCCCAATTCTCAGAACCAGTATATTTTAACCCACCCGAAGTAATATAAGTAACTTTTGAGTTAATTACACCCCCATTAATTGGGCTATCGTAATATAAACTCCATAAAAACTGAGGATAAAGGTTATCCGCTCCCCATTTAACCCAACCTTCACGAGCTACTACTTCACTCGGTTCAATTAAAGGTACTTCTCTAAACTCGTTATAACTAGCTGATTGTTTCTCCACCATAAATATTTGCTTGTTTTGTTGGCTCAAATGAATTAGGCACAACTATAATACTATCTTTTACTGTCATTTTTCCAATCTCGCATCTTAAACCAAGTGAGTAATCTAAACTACCGCCATCAGGCATTTGATACACTTCGTAAATATAATCACCTAGCTTTGTAAATGTCGCATCTGTACCCTCTAATAAGTGAAATAGATTATATCTACTAAATGAACTATTTAAGTCGCTTAGATAAACTAATATTTCGCTCTTACCTTGTTCGTGTACGAATCTAAATAACCAATTAATATCTATACTAGAATCTTCTAACTCTGTTAAAGTTAAAGCTATTTGGTTTAAAGAATTTTTTGTTATGATAATTGACATAGTTCAAAGTTACAAAAAAAACCTTGTTAAATTAATAACAAGGTTTTAAAATTTAATTAATTATTTAAAATTAAGAAACTGGGTCTAAAATTGCAGTAATTAAAGAGTTAGAAATTTTGTAAGGTCTATTCTTTTCTTTACCTGATAATGTCAACGTATTACCGTTAGCATCCTCATAAGCTTGTCCCGAATCTCTAACACCTGATACCATAGCTCCGTTTTTCAAAAAGAAAACTTCCCAAGTATCATCATTTAACTGAACCGCAAAAGTAGTTCTAGCAATTTCTAATGCTTCTAAATTAGCAATATCAGTTGCAGTATTTCCAGCTAAGTACATTGTACCGCTTTGTTCGTATGCGATTGATTGGTTTTTTCTATCTCCAATACGGTTAGCATTGAATTTTGCAGTCTCCATTTCAATATAGAAAACGTGTCCGTATTTTCCACTTGTTAATGAAAGAGCTGAGATAGTTCCATTCGCTTCGGTAGTGGTAGCGTCGGCTGTGTTCCAACCGACTACTTTTTTCACACCACCTACTGAATCACATACTGAGTTTTTACCCTCTAGTATTTCACACATAGTTTATAAATTAAGAATTTAATAAATGTAATCTAACGAAGTATTGTCCCCAAATGTGAGCGATACCTAATCTAAATGAAGCTTCTGCTTTTAATTGGTCAGTATATTCGTTGTATTTAACATCAAAAGACATATCCTCTGGAGAATCAACACCTAAGAAAACCAATGATAAAGGAATAGCGTACATTTCAGATTTACCGTTTAACTCAGGTAAAGTTACAACCTTAACAGAAGTTTGAGGTAAAATGAAAGATAAAGAAGCTCCTTCTTCAGTTGCTACGATTCTATCATAAGGATTTGAAGTATTCCATTGTGCGATGATGTGTTGAGCTTCAGTTCTACCAGTATAGATAGCTACTTCCATACCATTATCAAACAATTCAGATGGGATAGTTTGGTAAACACCGTATGCTTGTGTATATGCGTTAGAAGCAGTGATAGTTGCGTCAGTAGCATTGTATTTTAATACATCAACATCATTAACTAATCTTTGACGTAAACCATTCATCAACACTAATTCAGCATCTAAAGAAGTTGTATCTCCTGAGATTACCAATCTTTGTGCTTTACGTTGTGCTTGTTTCATCAAGTAAGCCATTAAAATCTCATTCAATCCCGCTGGTAATTGACCGTCTTGTCTTTTAAGACCTAAAGTATTTAATACTTGTGTCATTTTACCGTTTAAGTCCTCATTACAGAACTCAATACCCATATACAAAGGAACTGTAGTTAAGTTTTCTTTTGTGAAGATTACAGAACCATCAGGAGAAGGAGTACAAGCAACTTTCGCTTGAAGAGCTACATCAGCATTCAATAATGCGATTTCTTTAGTTCCTTTAACACCTTCCTCAACTGTTAATTTAGATAAGAAGTTTGAATTCTCGATTAAGTCAGTTACGACATTAGGCATTGTGTTGTCAGTCCAAGCTGGGATTGAACCTACATTGTAATCAAATTTTTCTGCTAATTGTTTTTTTAATTTACTCATTGTTATTTTTTTAATTTAATCATTTCTGATATTGTTAACTTACTTTCTTTATTTGCTCCTGATTTAGCTTCTGCTGAAAACTTACTTTCTTTTTCCGTTTTCAATTTTTTTACTTCTTCTGTTAATTCTTCAATTTTAGCGAATGCTGACTTCATCAATTCTGCTACTTCTTTAGCGAACTCTGAATCCATTTCTGATTCAACTTCTTCTGCTTCTTCTTCTACCGTTGAAAACTCAGCAATTAAACCGTTAGCATTTACAGAAATAACCAAAGTTTTCCCTTCTGCATCTGTTACTTGGTAATCACCTTCGGGAGCTGGTAATTTGTTACCCTCCGCATCTGTTACAAAGATTGGAACATCAATTGCTAATTCACCTTCATACGATAGTACAGTACCATCAATTGCAGTTACATCAGTAAATGAAAGCTCAACTTCTGCAACAACTTCATCTGCTTCAAAGTATTTCTTGAAGAAAGATGCTAATGTTACTTTTTCTCTTTTCATTTTTTGTTTATTATTTGATTTTAAATTTACTTGCATACGTTCAAAAATTCCCTCTACTGAGAAACCTTGAAACTTTCCACTTTTAACCTCATTCCATAATTGGTTATCTTCAATTTTATAAGAAGCTATCCAAGTACCATCTTGTAAATTTTGTTTAGCAAATGCTAATGGTGGATTGATACCTTTCTCCTTGTCTATTAAATAACTTTCAAACATAATAGCCCCCTTAACAGTATCTCTATTATCGTGCATTCTGTTTACGTTATTACCGAAACTATTTTTAAAGAATTTAAGTACTATTTGCTTAATCGTTGGAACATCAAAAAATACTTGATGTTCTCCAATGTCGGGACTATTACGGTAAATTAATGTATTTGCCGACATCATTACACCCGTTACGATTCGTTGCTCTTCCTTGAACTCGTAAGGCATAGCCTTGTTAAAAGCTAAGAAAGATTTAAGATGTGCTGGAGTATCTACAAAAGCGTTGTAGTCTACTCCAGTTTCGTCTGAATCATTAATTGTTAGTTTGTACGTTGGTAACATATGTTAAAATTACTAATTATTTATATACTTTGTTAAAATTATAACATTTTTTTTTAATTTCCACCGATTGTGCTTAATACGTTTGTTTTTTGACTGTTATCCATAACCGCTTTTATTTCAGAATCTACAACCGTTACTTTGATACCCGTAGACATATCCGTTGCATTTATAGTGTTTGTAAATCCACCATTCATATTAACTGCATTGCCTTGTTGGTTGTTCGTTGCATTGTTTGTTGTACTTGGAGGTGTTGGTGGTGCTACACTTGTTGGCGAGTTACTCTCGAACTTAGTACTTGAAATTTTCGCTATCGTTGCAACCGTAGCCAATCCAGCAGAAGCTATACGAATAGCAGAAGCAACACCCATAGTAAAGTCAGGTACTGACAAAATAGCAGTTACAGATTGCGCACCGTTAATAATAGCTTGTGCTATTTGCATCTGTTTGTTAATCTCAAATTGTTTCTTAGCACTCTTTAACTCTTCCTCGCTTCCTTTTCTAAGTCCTGATTGCTTAATACTAAATACAGTATCTGTTAATGATTGAATCGAAGAAAGTGAATTATTCGCAATTTCAAACCCAGCATCTCTAATTGCTTTTTGATTCTCTATCTCTTTGTTTTTAGAATCTTCATTAATAGCATCTATTTTTGCTTTATGTTCTGCGTGTAATTTCTCAATCTCTCCATCTGTTAATTCCTTATTCTGCAAGGCTTGTGCTAGTTCCATATCAGCAAGTTGTATCTTCGCTCCTTGTTCCGCTTCAAAGTCAGCTCTAAGGTTTAATATCTTAGCTTCTAAACTAGCTTTTTGATTAATATTTTCTTTCTCTAATTTAGCCTTATCTTTGTCGTCGCTTTGTTTTTGTAAATCATCTTTTAATGCTTGTGTTTCATTAAATTGTTTTACAGTCAATTCATCAATTAACTTTTGATTTTTACCATACTTAGCAATTAAGTCGGTATATTCTCTTTCGTGTTGTGTTCTTAATTGTGCTAATTGTCTAAGTCCAGAATCCTCGATATTCGTATTAATTAAATCTTGCGTTAATCTTTGAAGTTCTAAAAGTTTTTGTTGTTTATCTTTTTCACTTTGTAATCTTTCAGCTTTTCTTTTTTCAAAATTCTTTTTTTGTTCTTCTGCGCCTTTCTCTTGTTCGTCTGTTAGTTCTTTTTGGTGAGTAGCTTCTAGAACTTTCTTTGCTTGAATGGTATCTTTATAAAGTTTGTATTGCTCTTTATTCATCTTAATACCGAACTTTTGTTGTTTTTCTAGTTCTTTTTTAGTTGATTCTAAGATAGCCATCTCCTTTTTATAAATCTCATCACTAGAAGCACCTTTCGCCTTCATTAACTCTATTTCCTTGTCGTGTGTTTCTTGTTTAGATTTTAAACCGTTTGTCAAATAGTCTTGTGCTTTCTTTAAACTTTTAGCTTGCATTTCATCGAATGCTTTTTGTTTAGCAGTTGCTTCTTCCGTTGATTCTCCGAATAAATCCATAGCAGAAACTAAAGCCATAACTCCAGCTATAATAGCAAAGATAGGAATAGCCAACATAGACAACCTAAGTAGTTTCATAGCTCCCGTTGTTGTTCCAACTGCGGTAGTATAAGCGTATTGAGCTACTGTCATTACACCCGTTTTAACTGCGTTTAGTGTAACCATCATAGCACTCTGTTTCTCGAATAATGCTCTTATTTCATTTACAGAATTTAATAGAGTAGTTACTGCGGTTAGTTTTACTAATGTTTTTTCAAGTTCTTTAGAATCTGAACCAACTAAAGCCATCGCACTTTGTACCGCTCCATATCCAGCCACAACACCAGTTCCAATAGCTAAAGCTCCTTGTAAATGTTTACCTCTTTGTGCTAAATTATCTACTGAGGTATCTACATCAACAATAGTCTTTTTATATTTAACTACTTCAGTCTGTAAATCTTTAAACTCTTGCGTGTTTTTTTGCCCAGCTAAAGCAAGTTCATACATCCTATCCTCTAATTCTCCAAGTCTACCCGTTAATGGTTGAATACCACCGTAAACATCGTCAAACTTTGCGTTTAAATCCGTAGTTGATTTAGTTAGTTTTGCATATTCGATATTAAGAGAAGCTAATATTTTTCTTTGGTCGTCTGCTTCCTTTGAGTTTTCACCGTATTTCTTAGATAACTTTTCTACTTCTACCTCTGTACTTTTAATTGAGTTTCTTACGTTGTCAATATCCTTAACGGTATTTCCCGTATCTACTTTGGTCTTAAATACTATTTCCTTATCCATAAACTTCTATTTGTATATTTGCCTTAGTTAATAGTCCATCTGTTAAAACTCCACCCGTATATGTGTATATTCTTATTTCGCTATCATTTTGTTGTCTTATAACTATTTCAATACCCGAATCTTTTGGAGAAGGTTGGTAAAAAAATGTTTGGTCTACCGTGAATAACCCAACGCTAGCAACTTTATAGTAACCCGTTGAAACTCTAGACCAAGTTAATGTACCTATTGAATTTTGTATTAAATAAGTTTCTAATGGGTCGTTTGTACTTGTTTGATTAATAATAGCTTTATAAATCTTGCTTGTCGTTGTACCGTTAGAAACAATTCCACTACCATTTCTAGTATAAAACAATCCAGTATCTGTGTCTAGATACATTTCACCCTGATAAATGTCAGTAGCTATCCAATCACCATTACGGTGGTCGGCACTCGTTGGGATAGTTGGAACACCACTACCTTGCTTAATTATCATTCTTACACTTTTATCGCACATATTAACCTATTATTATATTACTGTATTCTGAATTTTCATTTAAACCACCACTAATTAAGAAAGCATCTGTACCAACACCGTTAGGACTTATAGTATTATCTTCGTTATCTCTCCAATTCTCAACGAAATCGTGGTAACTTATTTCACCCTCAATGTTTTTAGCTTCAATAATTCTCACTAATTCTACTTGTGTTGATGTTGTCATATTTTCGTCAAAATCTCTCACCTCATTTAATCTGTATAATACACCGTTCCACATTATTGACTTTGAGAAGTCTAAGTTAGTAATATGATTTGAATTTAGCTTTACATATAACTCTACAATTTTAGAATCTTTTCCCGTAATCTCTTTTATAAATCTTTCGTGGTATCTTCTATGAAGGTTATCCGTTGTAACTACATTATTTGTATATCCTAATTGAATAGGTAAACCCCAATTTAAGTCGAAGCTAGGAGCTTGGTAATTATCAAAATGATGAACGCAAGGATAAGAAGTTTTATCTGTGTAGCTAACTCCATCTGTATCTGTTAATCTCCAACTTCCTGACTTCAAACCATTCCAAACATAGTTTCTAGGTTTCCCTTTAAACGGTTTTTGTATTCCATTCTGAACCGATACTATTCTAGGTCTTACAAACGGTGCTATATTATCTCTTACTACTGTTTGAGCATATGGTAATTGATAAACTCTATCACCAGTTTGGAAAGTACTTGGTACTGTGTAAGTATGGTCGCCGTAACCGTATTGAAAAGTATCTCTGTAAGATTGATTATCAAAATCTTTATCCTCTGCCCATAGGAATTTGTATCTTTTACCTTCAATTGTAGAAGCTGGTTTTATAATTATATCTTTACTCCAATCTACTAAATCTGTAATGTCTAAAAACTCTGTCGTATCTTGGTAATAATCATTTAACGGTTCAATCTTAACTACTCCGTTAATATCGGCATCACTTAAATAAAGATTATACATCAATAATTCAGCTTCCAAAAATTGACTAGCTTTTAACTCGGGAATGAATCTACTTAATTCTACCGTATCGCCAGTTATTAAACTTGCTTGTGTACTTTCTAAGTTTATACTTTGACTAGCGTCATTATACCAACCTACCGACATTGGTGCAAATGTACTGTAAATGTTAAACACAGTTAAAAATACATAATTTACTATTTCAACGTACATCGCAATCTCATCGCCTTGCTTTAAATCTAAATTTAAGTCAATATTTAAAACTAAATTTTCCCAAGTTGTTGTACCTTGTGTTGCTAGTTGTTCGTAAATTACCGCTCCATTCTTTTCAATGATAAACTTTTGGTCGTAAGTACCTCTTTGAAATACCATTGTACCGTGCGATTCATTTGCATAAATAGTGTCGGTAATATTAATTTTATACAAACCTTCCTTTTGTATTTTAATAAGTCCCTTAGTACCGTTAGAAGGTGTTAAATGGTCTATGTAATATTGATTGTAGTTATCTGTTATAATAGCAGTATCAGCACTTAAATCGTTTAAATAATTAACCTTTTTATAAATACTAAATAAATACTCACCACCACTAACTGATTGATAAGCGAAATCTTTTGCTTCGTTTAAAGTAGCACCATTAAAACTACATTGACGATTAGCTATTTCATTAGTTGGATAGCCTACTTTTTCACCACCACCGAATCCAAGTAAATGTTTTTTATAGAATGAACTATCTAAGAAATTAGAATCCCAAGTTAAACCACTAACCTCTAAACACTTTTTAAATACTTCACGTTTATAAACTAATGGAGCTAAGTCGTTAATCTTCATTGTCGAAGTTGTACTATATCCGTAGTCTACCATCCCATAATGATAACCAAATCCCAAAGGTAAACCACCACTAAAATTAGAAGTATCTGAACCGTTTAACTTTACCGAAGTATCAAAACTATTAATTACATTCGTTCTAGTTAATGCGTGGTTATATTCGCTCCATCCCAATTCTGAAACTTTCAAATCTCCCAGCTTCATAAATAGGTCGATGAAATTAGAAAACAATTTACACTGAAAAATATAATTACCGTTAGAAATAACTACTTGCTCTAACTGAAACAAACCATTGAATAATAAATCTCCCGAATCGCTCCAATACTTCGCTGGAACTCTCAATGTTGGGTCGAAGTCAAAACCTACATTTGTCGTTCCGTTTACCGTTGAAAGTGAAAGTAAATAAGTAGAACTAAAGAAATCTAAGTTTCTTTTTGTTCCTGAGATACTTAAAGTTTTTGAGTAGTTTCTCTTTCTCTTATTCGGTTCTTTAATATCAGCAATAGAAAAGTTCAAAGGAAATGGAACACCCTGAGTAAGTTCTATTTCAATACCGTTTACTTGTAATCTTCCTATCATACTATTAAACTTTTTCTAGTGTTAGGTAATTTAATTGTAACAATCTCTGTATATTCCTCTACAAATCTGTCTTGACTTTCTGTGTATGCAGTATTGTCAATAGTAACTCTGTCATAAGTAGTGTCTAACATATAAACAACTGGAGAAATGTAACAAGTTCTTACTAACCAATTCTGAGTAGCTTGGTTAATATAGTTACTAACTAGTTGTAAAGTATCGTTAGCAGTTTTAAAGTAACTTAATACACCGCTATTTGAAGCATCAAATACATAATTTGAACCGCTCCACTCTCCAAATTGTTTCTCAAATGTTTTACTTTCGATTGTACTTGAAAATATAGCATTAAAACTAAAGTCGTAAGTATCAAATGAACCGTATTTATTTATCCAATACAAAGGATAACCATTTTGACAAGCTCTATTAATGTAAAATCTTTTAACTTCAGAAACTACTAAACCCGTTGCAACATCAGTAACATAATATTCTATGTAAGAAGTAGATGAAGTAAACGAACTCGCTAGTATATCAGTATTTAAGTTAATCTGAGTTACTTTATTATTCGCAGTTGTTGTTATCGTATCTAGTAACGTACCACTTGAATTGTACAATTTAGCATAAATATTAACATTGTAGTTAGTCATTATAGTAACTAGATAATTATTACCCTCTCTTACTTGTATATCGTTCGGCATATCAGTAAAAAACTTAATACCATTCCAATCTGTATAATCGTAGTTACTAAACTCCTTATTGTCTAGTCGTGCCTTCCATACATTTATCGTTGAACTTGTAGCAGTTGCGTGAACCGTTGGAGTAGTACCGTAAAACTCCTTAACAATAATATAAACCTCTCTATTGTTTAGAGCATCAGCAACAAAGGTAGATTGATTGATGTCAGGAATATCTAACATAGTTTTCACTACATCCGAAGCATCGAAATGAGAGTATATTCCACTTTCGGGGTAAATTTGATGTGTTCCAGTTAGAGAACCACTAACATACAATTCTACTAGATAACTGAAATTTGCAGTTGCAGTTAAGTTACTTGAAAACTTCCACACAATCGGATTGTCGGAAGGTGTGTATAGTTGTGGTGAACTATTTATCGTTACAGCCATGGTGCTACTATTGTTAATTTAATTGATTCGCCCAATAAACGTCTTATCGGTGCTTCTAATACTTTTACTAATTTTTCGTTTATTACATCGTCGTAAAATGGACGTGGTTTTTTTCCTTTACGAATAATACTGTTTTGAATTGCCCAAGCAAAAGAATCGTAATCGTCAAAGTTAGATGGTAGTGTAATACCTCTATCACTTTTCCAAGCTAGTATTGAATCGTGAAAACTTAATGTTTGTGTAGGTGCTGAACCCCAAGATGGAGCGTTGTGATTTACTTCTGTACCATTAACACCATAGTTAATATACTTCCAATAAAAATCCATTGAGATATTAACCTCAACTTCTTTACCTCTTATTATTACATCACTTGGTGTTATTCCTTGTGATAGGTTTCTACTAGCGTTAATATCTCGCTCTTGTATAGACACTTGTAAGTCGTCTATAATAGCTTGATTAAGTTCCTTTAAAAGTTTCGCTAATGGTGATTCATTTGAGTTGTCTAGTACTGTCTTAGCATTACCAACATTCAAACTATTAAGTATATCCGCTTCGCTTACTTTCACCTTCTTTTAATTAACGCTTTTTGTTCTAATTGTTTCTTTTTAACTAAATATGTTAAAAATTTAACTTTACGATTGAATACAAAGATATTCATTTTTACAACATCATTGAATGTTAAATTGAATTCTTTTGATATTTCGTGAATTATTTCTTCCCAAGCAAATTGATTCGGCTCAACTTCTTTTTTATCCTTTGGCTCTCCGTATAACTGTCTATTAATTCGACGTATTTCTTCAAAAAAAAACCGTTAAGCTCTATAAAGTCTACCATTTTAAAGTGATTCTTAAACAATTCGTATCTACTTGAGCGAGGATAAAGGATATTTTCGTGTATATCTAACTGTCCGTAGTTCGTGCCTTTAGGAATATAGCAAGTACAAGCTAATAAAACTGGGTCTTTAACAAAATCTGAATGCTGACAATCAATATGAAAACCTATTGGTGCTTGTTTTGGGTCTACAAATGTGAATATTTGACCTTCTATTTCTATTTCTTTTGGTGGTTTACCTGACATTTTAAACTCTGAAAACAGATTTATACAGTAATCAAACATAGTGTTAATGTCGTTTACATCTACCGTCATTAATTTAGCCACAGATACTAGTGTAATGTTCGCTAAGAATAGAACTTTCGTATTCAATGTAATATTACCATCCTTAAATGATTCGTCGCTAAATGCTTTTAAATGACCTATTCTAAAATCGTTAATTGTTTTGGGTAGTTTTATATCAAAAGTTTTCATCTATTAATTTGTTTTGTGTGTTACAATTCTTACTTTGTTCCGTATGTATATTTATAACGGTCTTTTGCTCTCTTATCCATCCTTCCGAATGTGATACTAGCATAATCTTTTTACTTTGCTTCTTCGCTTCTATACTAAACACTATATCCGACATTTTCATAAAGGTACTAGAAATAATATCTTTAGGATTGAAATAGTTCGTATTAAATGCAGTTACACCAGTTCCAGCTATATCTATACATTTTGTATCTAAGCACCTTCTAAATGCTGAGTAACTTTCGTGTCCGTTATAATAGTTCAATCCCTTACCTTTTAACTTTCTACCGTGATATGTTATAATACAATTATGTTTCTCAATTTCTTCAATAGTCTTTTGAACGTAATCGGATGGATAAACTATATCATCGTCGCAACTGAAGTAGTAAACATTTTCTTTAAGTCCGTAGAACTTACCTAAATCGGTGATGTCTTTATTCTTTTCGTTGTCGTAAATTATAATCTCATCTACTTGACCATTCAATGATTTGATTGTACGTTTTAATTGCTCCTCACGTCCTTTGAATGTAGCAATACCACAAACTATCTTTAATCTTGTAAACTTGTCTTTTATCGCTTGTATCTTTTGTTTTCGTGCATCTTGATTAACTCCAATACCTAAACTCTTTTGTGTTGAATGTCTACGATAGTTGTATAGATATGAATCGCAATAACCTAGCTTTAAACCTTTACTTAAGCATCTTAAATTAAATTCGTATTCTTCAGCACAAGTTAATGATTCATCGAATAAACCAACCTTATCAAATACAGATTTATGATACATCAAAGTACCACCGTGAATTACATTAACTAAAAGCATTTCATTAAGTGATGGATTCTTTAATCTAGGTTGTTGCTTCTCTATTAAATTACCTTTAACATTAAAAGCGTTACCGTGAATAAAGTCGTAACCTTGAATAGCTTTTACACTATCCTCAATTGAGTTTATAGGTAGCCAATCATCTTCACAAAGATATTTGATATATTCTCCTTTAGCTCGTTTAATACCGTTGTTAATGTTCGTTGATACATTTACGTTATCATTCTGAATTAATAGCTCTATGTTAGTGTAACTTTGATTCATTACACTTTCAATCGCTTGTTGCAAATATCCCCTATCAACTGAATAAGGGATAATAATACTTACTAACGGTTGTAACATAATAACCAAACTTTAGGAGTTAATTCTTCACGATGTGTATTGTTCCAATCCTTAAATCTAGAATCAAAATCAGATAACTGTAATTTAAATGTGTGGTATTTATCAACTTCAATATCTATTCCAGTTAATATTACAACATTCTTTTTAGCTATCTTTTTAATGTTGGTTATAGCTTTGTCAAAATCTAAACAATTATCTAGTACCGCCATACAACAAACAGTATCTACTTCGATACCTTCTACAGTTTCAATATCGTCTTTGACCGTATCAAATCCTTCAATTGGAAAAGCATCTAAACCGATATACTTAATATGCTCAGGTATTTGTGTTTTTAAAAACTGTGAACCACATCCAACATCGAGAATACTATCACCATAACCACACTTAATTAAATGCAGTTTGTAATCTCTTAATACGTTTGGTAAAGTTCGATTATCATCTGTGTGCTTGCGTTCCTTCTGTCTTTCTCTAAGGTTAGCAGTTGCTTTTACCCAATTCTTTTTAGTTGTTTTCATCCTATTAATTCTAATATTCGTTTACCCGTTGATTGTATTGAATGGTTATTTCTAAAATCATCGTCAAAATGTTCTACTAGTTCATTCACTTGTTCAATACTAAAATCTTTTAATTGCTCTAGTGTTTCCGTAAATGATTCTTTAGTATTTGCTATCTGAAACGGTGAAAGTCCGTAAACATCGTAATAAACATCACCATTCAAATCGTTTGTTATTGTTAAACATCCCATACTTGTAGCTTCAAATGCAGTAACCCCATAGCACCCGTATGGTTTACCGTTTAACTCAGGTTTAAATAACTCAATATAAATATGACATTCACCTATTCTTTTAAGGTTTTCTGAATGTGGTATTATGTTAGTATCTATTCTTATCTCAAAATCGTTTTTAAATGGTTCTAACATCGTTTTAATCTCATTCGTTCCCTTTACATCTGAGTTACTTGGATAGTGTCCTATAATTAACTTTCCATCTTTTCGCTTTTCAGTTGGTTCTAAATCTGTGTGAGGTGCTAAATAGTGAATAGGTTTATCACATAAGCTAATAAACTCTGTTTGGTCTGTTATAATTACATCAGCATCTTTAAATAACTCGTTGAATCGTGTTGGCTCGCTTCTGTATCTACTCCCCGAATGATATACAACTAACTTCTTTTTGTAGTTACCGTATTCAACTAGCTTATGAATGATAGGGCAACTATGGAATATCTGAATAATATCAAACTTATTCACCATTGAAGCTATTTCCTCTCTCGTTATAACCTCGCTTTGTGAATCGTATCCAAATGGATGTGGATTCAAAACGTAATCAAAACAATCTACACCAATTGACCGTAAAGCATTAGCATTATTATGCGACATATTTGCATAATCATTGCTAGCTAAATTAAGCACTCTAATATTATCCACCATAAAATTAAACCCCCAGTTATACCAATTAAAAATCCGTTAGTTGACATTGTATTTATTATTTAAAGTATTGCAATTACAAGACTTATTTGACTTAGTAACTCCATTAATCAAAATACTTGTTGTTTGATGAAAGTAACCAGTTTGCATCGTTGCAGTATTTGTATAACCACTTTGATGTGAAGTTATTCTAACACTATCGC